CGTGGTGTCGTTTCTCGAGTCTCCTAGCACAAGCATCCCAAGCCGAAGCCAATTGACGTTTGCGCCACCTGGGATATGGGGAGCTGTCGAGCCAGTGTTCAAAAGAGACGTCAGTATCTGGCGGGAGAGGTTTAAGGCGGCTCTCGCACCATCGTTGGGTGAACTCACGAATTTTATCAAGACTGTCGCCACCGCCAGTAGGCTTGTTAAGGAACCGTTTAACAGCACCATCAGCCAAGGTAGCAGGGTGGTTCGGATCGACTTGTGGCCTACTAACACCTTCAACATGAGCGCCAATGACAGCCTTAACAGGCCTCCTTCTGACAGGACCCAAGCTATGAGGGGTTTCGAATAGCTTGGCGGAGGGGTCCATTTCTCCGGGTGGAGGGAGTTTGTCTGGCCCGGGTTCGTGGGACCGGTAGCCGAAATAGGCGACTGTTGGACCGGTCCCCCCTGAAAAAGCTGGCTGGGTTGATTGACGTTTTGTTCGAGATAAGAGTCCTTTGCTAAGGTCAAGGTTCCTGCAGCGAGGTCAGAAATACCCATGGGCATTTCAACCAAGGCCTGGGAGGACTTGACTGCTCTCGTGACGATCTCGAGTCCGGCGCTGATCTCCTTAGTGGGATCAAAAACGGTGGGCACCTGAACTGCCTGGAGTAAGGCTTCCGAAGCACGTATGGCCTTAGATTCAACCAAATCATACATGCCGTTCGGGTACTCATCGAACACGCTCCGGACCCAGAGTCCAATCTTCGGGTTCGCAGTCTTGGGTTCTGAACCTGCTAGAACGGGCGAACGGTTACCTGCAATGACGATGTCCATCTTCTTGCGGCAGAGGACGGTCCTTCTCTTGATACCTAAGGCCCAACAAAGATTCTTCATGTAGGGAGAAACTCTTTCCAACTTGGTGTCATTGGCCAACTGCTCAAGCTCCGTCTGATAGTAAGAACTCGCCAGGGCAAGCCCACCAATGGCTAGGGCTGCGCGAGAGGACCAAGACGGAAGAATTAACGAGGCAATGCCTGCAGCAATAGACAAGAAATTTGTGAACATTGAGTTCACAGGACCAGGCCGGGGGAGCATCGATAAATCATAAGCAGTGGAATAAACTATTTCAGTGCCTTCCTTGAATCCGGGTGCAGTGAAAACTTCCTTAGGTTTGGCGGGTGGCGCTGGCGGGGCAGGCGGAACTTTAGGTGGAGAGCCTCCAGGAGGTGGGTTAAGCGGGAGTTCCTCAGCAGACGACGACGAGGACGATGTAGACGATGAGTAGTCGTCTGAATCCAAGTGGTAGCCGGTGGCTTTGGCGTACTCCTCCCTTTCCTCCCTGTTGTAGTGCTGTCCAGGGATCGGGCCCCATTTCGCCATCTGGGCATCATGATCAGCCGCAATGGATTCAGCTACAGCAGCAGCGACTGCGGGTGAAGAAGCCTTCGGGGGGACAACGAGAGGAGCAGGCTCGGACGCCTTAGCTTCTCGGTCGGCGAAGAACTTTTTCTTCTGGTGTCGCTTGACAGCCTTCTTCATCTCAGCATTGTACTCACGAACATCGGCCAGAAAGGGTCTCATAAACTTGGGGGATTGTCCGGCGCTCTTGAAGAAAGACAGGGCCAACTTGCAGTAGGCGCTGTGGTCCCCACCATTGTCCATGCACTCTTGCAACCTGGCGATGATGGCATCACGGGGTGAAACATGGACTTTTGGGGGACCCGGATTCTTTTCGACACCCACTAAAAAAGACGCCAGTTTACGAAAATTGACGATACAGGAAGCCGGTTGAACCTCCATTCCCGCTGGGAAACAGCACTTTTCCGGAAGGCCCATGGGTCGAGCATACTTGACATAGAACGGTGTGAGTTGTGCTAACACCATACAAGCAGCAGCGTTGCCCAGGAAAGCAGTGGCACCATCTTTCATGCCTTCGGAACGGGCAGGTCGGGAACTGACGAACCTGTAGTAAAGAAAGGGGAGAAGGCTTCCCAAGAATCCACCGACCTTCAAGAGCAGGGTTGCCAACAAGAAGTCTCGGTGTTCAGCAGGCATGGCAAAGTACTGTGCCACGATGGTGAAAAGGCCCAAGGCGCCCGAGAGAATGTTGTGAGTGGAATGAGCCATCTCCGGGTTCGCGCTTTTCCTAATCGATTCGTGCAAAAGATAATGGCAGGGGATCTTGACAGGAAGGGACCACCAGGTCAGGGGATTGTCAATGAAAGTTGCACAATCCCCAATTCCTATCCACAAGGATCCAAGTCGGCCTAAATATCTCTTGGCAAACTCCTCAATCGTAGGTGCGAGTGCGGTGTTCAACCCGGCCCCTATTGCAGCAGATGCTGCAGCTGAAAGAAACCAGGTGGCCGACATGGAGGAGGGAATCCCGACCCCTGGGAAAGGGTCGTTTACAATCTTCTTCGCAGGGCCAGAAGGCGCCACGTATACTGGAGCGTGACGGCCACCGGGGAGAAGTTTGTGCCAAACTGAAGTTGCATACACAGGAGTCTTCGCCGCCTCGAGGAAATTGGAGGCTTTGGCCGGCGAAAAATTTCCTGGCACAGACTGAATCACGGCCTGAGAAAACCGATTCTTCGTCAGATCAACTGCACCGGACAGAAGCTTGGCCATGAGGGAAAACTTCTTTTCTGTCGCAGTGGTCGGCGACAACAGGGCGGAAGATGGATCATTGTAAAAGGCTGCACGCATTCTGAGGTAATTACGTTGCTGACTCCTGGTCCTGTTTTCAATTGCAGCGAGACGTGCAACACGATTCCAATTTGACTTGATCTTCTTCAGCTGGGCTGGTGTCGCCCACTCGGATGCTCTTTCTATCTTTTGTTCGATAGGCAAAGCAGCCCACTCCTTCGCAAACCTTTCACGGGCCTTGCGGTTCCTAAGGGCAATCCTCATTTGTTCC